TATAAGTTCCTCTATGGTTAGAAGGTACATCAGCACTTGGTGTAAACCATTCTCCATTTTCATCTACAAATCTCATTTGGTCTTGCATACCTCCAGTAACATTAGCTATAATGGGTGTACCAGCTAACATTGCTTCTGTATTTGCTAATCCCCAACCCTCATTAGAAGTAAGTAAAATATGGGCATCCGCTATATTATATAACCAATTTAACTGTTGTTCTGATAGTCTTTGGTCTATAAAAATTACATTATTTTTATATTCTTCTTCTAAAAGATATTCTTTTACTTTAAGTAAATCAGTTCCAGCATCTGTTATTTTTTCTGTTTTTAAAACCATATAACATTCTTTAGCTTCGTCTTTTGGTAAAGAATCTAAAAATGCTCTAAATGCTAACATAGCATCAGGAATTTGTTTTCTTCTAATATTCCTAGAGTTGAAAAATAAAGTAAATTTAGGCTTTTTATTCCCAAATAGAGATATTTTAAAATTATTATAATCTAAATCATTATCATCTGTAATAGGGAAGAAATTAGTAATATCTTTTCCATGAGGTATATATCTAAATATTTTATTACCTTCATGACCTTTTAATACTAATTTATTGATATTAACAGTTTGTTTAGATATACCCATTAATAAATCACATGCCTCGTAATATGGTCTATTATACATTGGAGCAGGGTAATCATCCCAAATATTTAAGTAAGAAATTGGAATATTTTTTCTAATCTCTTGTTCCATATTCCAAATATGCATAAAATATCTTGGGTCTGTAAATAAAAATAAAGCATCTGGTTTTTCTAATTCTATTATTTGCCGTATCGCCTGTGTACTCCCATAACCATCAGTAGGGTATAAAATAACAGAAGAATCTTCTAATCCAGATAACTTATTAGTACTATCAGATAAATCTAATCTTTTATTTTTTTCCGGGTGATTAATTGACCCAGCAATTTGGACCCAATTAAAATGTTGGGCTGTATGTATTACAATTTCTTTTGCTACTGTAGCTACACCAGAATGTACTCTAATATCATCACATATTAAAAGTATTTTTTTTCTTTTATCCTTAGGGATATACTTAAAGTCTTTATTCATTTTCCTTTATTTCGAGATTAATTTGATTAGTAATTTGTTTACGAAAATCTTCATCTGTAAGATACAAAAATAGACTGCGGTCTGCAAGTTTTTGGAATGAAAATTTACGTTTTACACATTCAATTTTAAAATTCTCGAATAAATCGCTTTTGACTTTAACACTAGTTAGTGTCATTGATTTTTTATTGGTCATAGTCTTTATTTATTAAAACATTATTTATATATACGTATGTGGAATCTATGAAAAATGTTCACCTGCTCCACATAATTCTTTATCTTTACTATAAGGGCAAAAATTACAATTCCATTTAGATGGTGATTTGTGATAATCTGCTTCTTTTATCTTTCCACTTGAGTTAAAACATTCATTAATAAAATCATTAATAGCATTTTTTGCTCTTGATAATTTAATTTTACCACTTGGTGGAACAAACTGTTGTACTCTATAAGCCTGATATGGTGACATAAGTTTTTCATCATCAGGATCTAATACTTTTCTTTTAAGAATAAAAAATTCAATTTCAATCTTATCTAAAGGTATTCCATATTGTTCTGAAAAGTATTGTTTGTATAATAATAATTGGAATTGTTTATTTTCATCTTTTTTAGCATAATCATTCCAACCACTAGTACTTGTCTTTATGTCAATTATTTTAAATGTCTCCGTTGCTTCATGATATGTAACAACATCAAGGTACCCCATGTATAATATGTTATTTAACATTTTATTTGGTGCGACTACAATAGGTATTTCACAACCTACTAAATATGTACCTTTTTTACTAAAATATCTGCTACGTTTTTTCTTAAACCATTCTAAAATTGCAACCCCGTCTTCAAAAAATTCTCTCATTTCAGTTGCATCCGAAAAATGTTCTGAATTGTTTGATTTGTATTGTTTTTGATACTCACCTATATATTTTTCTTGGAAATATTCTTGTATATTTATTTCTCTATCTGCCGCTGCAAAAGATTTTTCATATGCTACATCCAAATAGTGTTGCATCGCTTCATGGACAGCTGTTCCAAATACAGTATGGATAGAAGATGTAAACCGTTTGATTTTATCTTTATACTGTAGTTTCCAACGATGAGGGCATCCTCTAAATATAGACATCTGAGAATATGAAATATTCTTTTGATATGCATAATTAACAGGTGAGGGAGGATTATTCCTTATTTCCTTTACTATTTTAGGTAATTTTTTCGCCAAACTATTTTTTCCATTTATTTCTACCAACCAGTAAACCTATTATCCCATAATTAGCTATATCTATAAAAGTATCTTGCATACCTTCACCTTCAACAAATGATCTACCATTAATTAATAGGTTTTTTAAACGTGATATTTTATCAGTTAACCTAATACACAACCCAGTTAGTGAAAATTGTTTATCATCGCTATTATTAACGATATCTCCACCTAAAGCAATGTTATTTAATCCATAATCCATATGTTTAGCTGCAAACATTTCATACATTTCTTTTTGAATTTGTTTAAATTCTTTAGATAATTCAGGGTATTCTTTTTCAAATACCTTAATTGTTAATTTTTCTGAAATGCCTGATTTGGCATTCATAATTTCTCTATCGCTCATAACTTTTTCTAATTCCTTTTTTATTTCTGCTTTAGCATCAATACCAAAATGGGTTGGGTTTTCTTGAAAATATTTTGATATTGAACTACCCATTAATTTGTGATTTTGATTTAAACTTACTGTAATATGTGTTTAGGCAAGTAATTCTGTCATCAGCATCAACTAACATTAAAAGCGCTTCCTCAGCATTTTTATAAAAGTCTCCTGTTGAATGGTCACCAATACCAACTCCTTTATTGCCTAATAAATCTAATGATAATAATGCTTTAGCTTTATCTGCTTCTGCAGAAGTCATAAACATAGTGTATAATTCTTTTGTCATTTTAATAGGGGTTTTATTTCTTTTTTATTTAATCCTCTATTCGATAATATACGATTTATTTCTACGGGAGCCAACATATTTATATATTCTTTTGATTCTTTATTGGAACATTCAAAATAATTTTTAATATGGTCTACTAAATCTTTATTTGGTTGTTTTACCTTAGATTTAATATATTTACTCCATTTATTATTTTTAGGAATAAACTCTTTATAAATAGAATATATCATTCTTTTTTCTTGTGGTGGAAAATCTTGTACATAATTAACCACTTCAATATAGTCAGGGTTCATAGATATAAACCTATGAACCATATAACTATTCCAAACCTCCCAATCTTTATCTGTAAAAGATTCAACTGGGGGTTTGGTGGTATTAATTGCTTTTAACCAATCAAAAATAGAATTCATTAAAGGATATGATCTTTATATTCTTCTCTTAATTCTTTCGGAATTGATGATTCTAGTATTTTTTTACTTGTTGCATCATAAAATACAGGAATAGGTAAAAGTGCATCTTCATCTGTACCCATTACAAATTTAGATACTGTTCTTAATAATACTCCTTGGGTAAATAAAACACCCCCATCAAAATTTTCGATAGATGTTGTGTTTTTTAAATCAATTGGTGGTTGTTGGACTTGCTGTTGCATAATTATTTGTTATTTATTAAATTTTGAATTAACGACATTGTATTTATTTCCTTGTCGATACGGAAATTTGCTTTGTATTGGTGTTCATTTATTAAAATAGCTACTGTGCCTTCTTTATTTAGAAGATATTCAGATGCTCTTTCATATAATGCTTTAAATAACTCATCAAAGTCATCTATATTAGCATCTGCTATAATTTGACGTATACCATTATAACAATCTATTTTATTATGTTTAGATCCCTCTGATAAGGCATTAATTACTTTATCTATATAATTAGACGATACTAGTATTGATTTATCTAGTTTTAATGTATTATCTAACGTAGATAACTGTATAGTATTGATACATTTACGTAAATCAGGATAATACTGGTTAACTAAAGGTACTAAATCATTTATATTATGTTTAATTGATTCTTGTTGTAAGATCCAATTTAAATGTTTAGCAACATCTTTTTTAGTTGGAGGTATAATTTTAAGTACTTGACATCTTGATTGTAGAGGATCAATAATACGCTCTACAAAATTACAAGTCATTATAAACCTAGTAGTACGCGAAAACGTTTCAATGATATTACGGAGTGAAGCTTGTGCTTGGATAGTAAGAAAATCAGCCTCATCCAAAATGACAACCTTAAGTGGTTTAAACGAAGCCACACTTGCAAATCCTTGTACCTTATCTCTAATAGTCTCAATCCCTCTTTCATCTGAGGCATTAATATAAAGATGGTCACAATCAAGGTTTTTAACGATGATTTTTGCAAGGGTTGTTTTACCTGTTCCTGCTGGTCCATAAAATATTAAATTTTGAATATCATTTTGTTCTAAATATTTTGATATAGATTTTTTGATAGTCTCGTTTCCAACATAGTTCTCTAACTTACTTGGTCGGTATTTTTCTACTAATAAACTATTGTCCAAACTCGCCATATATTGAATATTTCTTTTCTGGTTCTGGTATTACTTCTGTTTCTGTTGAATCAATTGCGTATAAACTACTTTTTAATGGTTCTAATCTGTAATGGCCTTTAAATCCCGTTTTAACCATATAGGCTTCTAAAGT